CGCCAGTTTGACCTTAAAACTTCTGGCAACATAGGCGATTCGCTTATTTTTTTTATCCGAGTAGACATATTGCTTTTGGAAGTAAGTTGGATGGCTACAGTCTCTCCGTTTCCAATAGCCAATATGTCGAATATGCCAAACAAATCTTTTTTTCGTTTGGTAAAAGCGTTGTACGATTCCACGACATCGCATTGGTAGCCTCTTTCGGTCATTAGCGCGATAGTGCGCTGATTTAGACTAGCCAAGATCTTCTGCTGTAATCTTGCCTTCTGAGGCAATAATTATGGCTTTGTGGTGCTTTTGTGGGATGCTGTTACGCATTGACCAAGCGTAGACAGTTACATACTTCATGCCGAGCTTGTCTGCTATATCTTTGTAGCTGCCAAATACTTCTAGCAATTTATCAAAGTGTTGTTTTTGTGCAACAGTATCCATAACTTCTCCTTTTGTAGATCTTTGATTCTAGCCTAATTCTGTAGAAATGTAGATATTAGGGTTTATCCTAGTATAAATATTCTACAAATCTCTACAAATCGTGTATAGTTCTACTTATGCAGTTTCTTTGAAAGGGAAATTACTATGTCAGTCAGAGCTACATTTACAACTAAATACGCATCCATGCAATCTGAGTTTGGCGAGTCTTATGCCAGCAAATTGTTTGGTGATTTTATTAACAAAGTTCCTAAGTATTCCAAAGGCAAGAACAAAGGCAAATACAAAGGTCAGTTGTCTTGGACTAAGGTTGACTCTGGTGGTTTTGTTAAAGAGGCATATAACGCTAATGGCGGCTATGTTGAGACTCGCAAAGGTTGGGTTGTAGAAGCTGAGATTAAAGATGTTTTTACACATGAAGTTTATGTTTCTCTTAAAAGAAACACATCTGATAACGAAGTAGTTATTAATTTTGCAAACTAGGGGGTAATATGAAGAACTGGCACATGGTAGTAATTGGAATCTTGTTAATTATCTTTGCACAAATTATGTGGTACGCAACAGGAAAGGGGATTATATGAAAGAGAACTTTATGCCTGACTTTGAGAGCAGACCAGCTTTTAGTGAACAAGAGTATTTATGGGAGAACTACATGAAGAAAGGTGCTGACTTAGATGTACTTGATGTAGATAACTTTGTAGAGTATCTTGGTAAGGCAGTAGAAAGTAAGAAAGGTGCTGAGAAGTGGGAGTTATATCGCCAATACGCAGAGAAGGGTGATTGGCATAATTTTGGTAGGGCTATTTATTTTTTAGTCCACGATCATATTGAAGATGAACTTTTATAAGGGGGATGTATGAGTAAATATTTAGAACTTAGGAATGTAGATGTATCAGACAAAATTGAACGCAAGAATGGACTAAGCTACCTTTCTTGGGCATGGGCTGTGGACACATTGTTACAAAGAGATCCACAAGCCACTTGGTCTTATGGCACTCCTGTAGCGTTTGGTGAAACTGTGATGGTGTTCTGCACAGTCAATGCGTTTGGTAAGTCGATGACAGCGCAGTTGCCAGTAATGGACTATCGTAACAAGGCAGTACCTAACCCAGACGCATTTGCCGTAAATACTGCTATGCAAAGGGCTTTGACAAAAGCAATCGCACTCCATGGTTTAGGACTTTCACTTTATGTCGGAGAGGATTTGTGGGATGATATAGAGGTAGATTCTACAAAGTTTGTAGAAAAGATATTAAGTTCTCAGGACATCCCAGAACTAAAGGTTAACTTTGCCCAAGCGTTTAAGGAAGTGTCCAAGGACAAAGAGGCGATGAAGAAGGTAAACGATGCCAAAGAAAAGCGGAAGGCAGAATTAAGTGAAACTAGCTGATGAGCAGCCTGATAATGTTTGTTTTGATTGTGGAGAAAAATGGGGTTCACACCCCATCAAGAATGGGGAGAATCATAGGGTATGGATCGACCAATGCGATGTATGTTTAAGGCTCACAGCAGTAGCAGATGCCTCGGAATATGGATATATGAAGGAAGGATGGGATGGAAACAAAGTGGTGTCATAGTTGCCAAATTTATCGGTCAAAAGATGGTTTTAAGCTGGTAGAAACAGGGAGCAGACTAAAGCCAGTAAAAAGGTGGAAGTGTGCATTTTGTCTAAAACGAGAATCGGAGAGAAAGTATGCGAAAAGAAAGTGATTTTTTTGAGAACGCTAGGAATGTAGCCAAGGCAATAGATGAGGGTACTTATATCTATACCCCTAGTTCCACAGATATTACGATTCGGTGGAGAAAGATTTATGGCTATGTACCGGCAAGTGAGCAAAAGAAGTACCAAAAGAAATGGGCAGAGTTTCGCGCATTGACAGCAAGAACTCTAGAGAATGTGGAGATACCAGAGATACCAGGAGTTGTGCAATGGAAAAAGTGGCAAAAATCCTAGTAGAGATAGGTATTTACATTTTGTTGCCTTTTGCGATAATGAAGGTATCTTGGGATCTAGCAAATTCTTGGATTGAGGAACTTATTAAATGAGAAATAAGCATTGTATGGAGGCTTTCTATAGAATCCTAAAGGAAATAGACATTCCTACGGGGCAGTCTATGATCTGTGAGCATTTCTTTGCAGCAGGATGGGATGCAGCCATCGATGCTCTTTCTCTCGCATACCAAAGGCAGTTTGAAAATGATGGAGTTGATACACAGCTTATTCGCAGAGACCCACAAGAGCCAATCCCAGACGATGACAAAGAATGATTGGTATCCTGTATGCTTTCATTCCAAATCAGATTACAAGAAATGGCAGTATTACAGAAGGGGATCATGCGAAAGAGTTACAGTATGTGATGACTGTAGCGATGAATATCAAAAGAAAATGAAAGGGGAAAATCGGTGTTTTATGGCAGAGGCTATGCACCGATCAAAATATGTCTGAACCAGTATCTCAAGCAGTAATGACAGTAACCGAGGTTGCTCCGTTTCAGTTTGCTATTGAAATTGAGGGATCAGATTTATCGTTAGAAGTTTCACAGATTATGGTAAAGTTTCTGAATGACTGCTTACAGCAGATTCATGCGGATCAAAAAATCCATTGAAAGGGATTGTATGGAACAAAGAACAGAAGAATGGTTTAGTGCCAGACTAGGCAAGGTAACTGCTAGTCGGGTCGCAGATGTTTTAGCCAAGATTAAGTCTGGCGAATCGGCAAGTCGTAAGAACTACAAGATGGAGTTGGTTGTTCAGCGATTGACAGGCAAAGCAGGGGAATCGTTTACAAACGCTGCGATGGAATGGGGTACAGAGCAAGAGCCATTCGCTAGGATGGCATACGAGGCTCATACAGGCACTTTCGTAAAGGAGGAGGGGTTCGTAGACCATCCCACGATAGAAGGCTTTGGATGCTCTCCTGATGGCATTGTAGGGGAAGGTTTAATCGAGATTAAGTGTCCGAATACCGCTAACCATATTGAGACAGTCTTGGAGAACAAAGCTCCAAGTAAATACATCCCACAGATGCAATGCCAGATGGCTTGTACAGGTGCGAAATGGTGCGACTTTGTATCATTCGATCCTAGAGTGCCAGAGGACTTGCAGTTGTTTGTAGTACGAGTCGAGAGGGATCAGGAGTATATCGACTCGATGGAAGTAGAAGTAAAGCAGTTTTTAAGCGAGGTCTTAGACCTATTTAACCAACTAAAAGCGAGGCAGAAATGACCTATGGTAAATACGAAATGAAAGATGGCAGCTTTAGTCTATTTAAGAACGACAAAAAGCTCACAGATAAACACCCTGATTACAAGGGGTCAATCAAGATTAACGGAGTTGAGCATTGGTTTGATGCCTGGCTAAAGGAAGGCAAGAAGGGAAAGTTCTTATCGGGTCGTATTGGTGATCCGAAACAGAAAGGTTTTACCCCCAAGGGCGATGATGAGTTGCCCAAGATTAACGATGATGATTTTGCTTTCTAGGGGAAAACCATGAAAAAGATTGCTATAGGATTGGTAACATATATGTTACTAGGTAGTGCGTATGCTTGTCAGACACAGACACTTATTGTCGGTGGTAAGCTACAAGTATGTACAATTTGTGGTTCTGTAGTTAGTTGTATGTAACCCCCGATGAGATCGGCATTAGTAGCGCAATGCTACACCCTTTCAAGGAGTGCCACCCCCCTACCGATCAGGGTGGCTTAGATTCTGTATGACCTTCCAAAACGACCTACAGAGGGGTTTGGAGATAGAGGAAAGGGTCTTGGCTATCCTACGCAAGAAATACCCTTGTGCGACCCTTGTAAACGCTTTTAAGGGGTACGATATATGGATACCAGAGATCGATAAGGCTGTCGAGGTAAAGTTTGACCCAATGAGCCAAAGAACAGGCAATATCGTTATAGAGATAGAGATGTATGGGAAAGACTCGGGCTTAATGGCTACCCAAGCTGATTACTGGGTTTTCTACGATGGGCAGATGTTTGTCATCATGCCGGTTAAGCACATATTTAAGTGCATATTCCTGAGTAAACTACAGTATGTAGAGTTTATAGGGGAGGGGGATAGTCAGATCAAAAAGGCTTTCTTAGTAGATAAGAATACCTTGTTTAAGTACGGCAAGATTCTATGAGAGGTACAAAGCTCTTTCGTCTTTGCGTCTAGTAGTAAGTCCTTTTAATTCCTTACCGCCTGCCTTATTCCACTTTAGAAATTCTTCGGCAGCAGCCTCATACTCACCCCGATTGTGCTTCATCCGAAGGGTAGAATTTTGGAGATTACCGAGTCCAACATTGAAGGCGAAAGACACAAGTGCGCCAAACCGACCAGAAGTAAGCCCACTAGGACATAATCGTTGAACTCCGCTTTCAAACCTTGCCAAATCTTCTGCCAACAGTTTGTCCACTTCCTCCATAGAGAGAGTTCTATTCCAGCCTTCTGGGATTGGTAAGTTTTTTCGTTCTTCAAGTTTCACCTTTATATGGTTAGGATCGATTACTCTCCCAACTCCTACAGTCCAAAGTAAAGCTGGACACCGATAAGGGGTAGTTCTGACCCCCTCATGGTGCTTAATCATTTCAATAACTTTATGGTCAATCATTTCTTAGCAAAGGCTTGCGTACCGAACCAAAAGGCAATAATAGAGGCTAGGATCTGCATTTCGTCTGAATCAAACACCAAAGGAATAGCCTCGGCAAACGCTGCACCGCTAGACCATGCCCACCAAATAGAGGCAATGTCTACAACGATTAGTAGTAAAACGAATAGGTAGGTAACGACAGGGCGAACAGAGGCTCGTAGGTTAATGATCCATTGGCTTGCACCCTTACCGATTTCTATATCGTGTTGGTACATGGCTGTGCGTTCTTGTGCTTGGGTCTGCATCTGTA